ATTGAGTAGTTCCAACACCAACAGCAGATAATTTGAATTGGTCATCATTCAAAACGGTTGCATAGTATTCTGAAGAATCTGCCAATCCCCCGATTGCAGTTCCACTTGCAGTATATTTTAAAATTTCTCCACTATTATATCCATGATTTGCAATATTAATTAAATTGAGAGATGTATTTACTCCAGCAGATGCACAATTAGTTTTTTTATTTTTATATCCACTACCACTATTTGTTACGACAATAGAACTTACGATAGATTTCCCATTTAAAGAATTAAGGGAATGATTACCCTCACCAAAATCAGTAAATCCAATTGTTCCTAATCCAACAGAGGATTCACTTAAATTTTTATGTAAAGTTACTGTATAGTTGTTGACAACATTTACATAATAAGTAGCATCAGTGTTAAGTCCAACAAGTGCTTTTTTTCCAAAAGTTTTATAAACTACTGGTTCACCTGTTCTGAATTTATGTGTTGTAGAGAACCCAATGGTAGACGTATCAACACCAATTCTAGCAGAACCTATACCACTAGCATTAAATGTAACGTTATGAGGTACTGTGACCATTTTGGCTTCAGCAGTAGCACCTTCTCCAGAACCTCCAGTAATTTCAACTATGGGATTATCAAGATAATCAAAACCAGAATTAATAATTCTAATTTCTTTTAAATTGCCCTCGACAGCACAGAATCCTGTTGCTCCAGAACCAACCGAATCTATTATTCCTAAAACGGGTGGGTTTATTACATCATAGTCTTCGCCAGCATTTATAACCGAAATGGAGGAAATCTCACCATAAAAACACTTATCAGGTGACTTATAGTTTAAAACTTCAACACCATTAATTAATATTCCACTATATCCGACTATTGTTTCATGATCATATCTATCATTAATTGGAGATTTTATTTCTCTGAATAATTTTTGCGGTTCAATTTTGCTTCTATAAAATTCTTTCTTTTCAATATCGTTACTTTTAATAGTTACAGTGTCCGTAGAACCTTCAACTTCTACAAAAATACCATTATGAATATTTGCTCTACTCTTAGCTAACTTAATAACTCTATCATTTACTCGTTTAACAAAATAAGTTCCTGCATCAAACAAAGAACTAATAACATATTCTTGAGTAATAATTGTACCATCTAACAAAGTTGTATCGACAGAACCTATTTCTGGCGAATATACGATTATATCTCCTGTATATAAATTGTGATCTACTCCTGATACAATTTCTAACTCGGTGCTTCCGACGACAAATGTCCCAGAAACGGTAAATTTTTGAATTTTTGGGTCTAATTTTACACCATGATCTGCTGGTAATGATGAAGATGCAATAAGAACTTTAGATAAGTTTGGATCATCAATAATAATATCGTGTGAAAATGGTGTGTGCTTTGGACCAACCATCCTAACACCAGTTTTTGGGTGCTCATGAGATGGGCCAAAGTATGGTTTTCCATTAACAACCCCACCCTCTGGTTTCAAGTAAACATTTTGAACATTTGCTGTTAATAAATTTAAATTATCATGTAAATTTGAGTCAACCTTTATAATTCTTCTAGTTACTTTTGATATAAGAGATGCATCCTTGATACCAGTTCCTCTAAAAAGACAGGTATTATTGCTAAAAACATCAGTAACTACAAATTCATTTGGTAATATTTGATTATTACGATCAGTTAGGGTTAATAAATCACCTATTCTTAAGATATGATCATCTTTTGTTACTAGTTTGTAAGTGCTGTTAACAACGTCAACAAGTGTAAGATTTAAAACATCATAATATTGTGCAGTATTAAATAACCAATTATTATCTCTTACAGAAGTTCCTCGTTTTCCTAAAGTTTTTATTTTTACCTTAGAATCTTTTTTCTGATAGTATGCTTTTGTAGGAACACGAATATCATTAAGAACGGATCTAATTTTTACTCTAACCCCATTATCAGTAGGACTTCCAACATAGGCATATGTATTTTGATCAATATAAGTTCCATCAGATATTACTGAGGTCATTGCCTCAGGTTCAACATATAAAAATTGATTTGTAGTTTTATCCCAATAGGTACAGACTCCAACAGTTCCATCTTTGAATTGAAAATTTAAAGATCCCCTATTTGGAAATCCGATAGTTGTATCAACATCAATAAATGTTTGCCCTACCCCAACAGATCCAATCACATATGTTTTGGGATGTGGTGAAAACGTTCCATATAATAATTCAGTTGTTCCATCATTTTTAGTTAGAGATCCATCAATAACTATTTTATAGTATTCTGCCGTCGAAATACCAGAATAAATTTTTTCTACACTTGATATTGGAGCATATGCTTTTTTAATATTTTCAAATTCATCCTGAAAAATTGTCCTATTAAGTAAATTGTCAGGATCTCCTTCTATAACTTCAACAACTAAATTTCTGTCTACCTTATAACCTGCATCTGAAGGTGTAAATACGGAATCAATAGGACGAATTATTTGAGCACTTTTTCCATACAAAGCTTTAAAAAGTATTTCAAAAGATGCATCAGTTCCTCTCGAAGAATAAAAACTTTTAGAATTTTTAATAAATGATCTTTGATTTAATTCTGAGGATAACTCTCTATCACTTAATCCATTTAAGAGTTGTTTTTTTATTTTTCTTAAAAACTCATCTAAAAAGAGAACATTTAAATTTTCAACTTTAGAAGATACTTCATGGTAACTGGCAACCGTATCATTAAAAACTAGATCTTCAGAATCATTTGGATTATCATATGAACTAATTCCTGAAAATCCTCTGATACAAGTTTCAAAAGTTATATGAGTTTTATATCGATAGTATATTATCTCATCATCAATTCTAATTAATCCATCAGAATCCGGAAATCCTTCAGTACTATCGACGTATATATTACCATCTCTAAATTCATTAAGTTCATAAGTCAAATATGTATCTTTAATATAACTGTCAGTCGTCGATCTCTTTAAATATTCATCAATATTTTGGATCATATCAAGAGAACCACCTTGATATTCCTGAGATCTATAATATCTTGATAAAAATTGCCCAATCAAAGGAAATTCTTCCCTCACATAAGAGGGTAACTGGCTTTCAACGACGTGACTAATTTTTACTCTGTTTTCTTTCATTTGTTTTTTTTGTTATCTTACGATATTTCCTGCACTATAGCTGGAACTGACCGTGTAATTTGAACCTGATGGACTTGATCCTGAACTAATTTGATCGATAACCATTTCAACAGAAGTTTTATCTAATTGGAGATAAAGATCTTGCAAACCGATCACATCATTAGATACTGGGTATGCTGATATTTCTAAAATTTGCTGACTGTCTTTTGATTTACCTGATATAATGTTAATTGGATTTAATGTTATTCGTCCCTTTTCATAATTTACTAGACCAACTCCACTTCTTCGTAAAAGTGGGGTAGTAGATTCTGGAGTTGCTAAAGAAATCAAATTGATAACTCCAGTTTTTTTATCAGCATTAGGAACATCAGTAAGATAAACATCCTCATTAATATCTATCACTCTAAAAGCAGAGGATTTTATATTAAAACCATTCATAGACTTAACATAAAACTCATTTCCAAAATCAATGGCATACTCTGCAAAAGTATTGAGTGCCAATCTCAAATCTCTTCTAATATTAATAGTCGTTATGTTTGAGGTTATTGCAGAGTGACTCTGATCAATCAATCTTAAGAATTGACTATATTTGAATCTTGCACCATATCTATTTAATTCACTTGAATCTGCGTATTTTGTGATATTATTTTGCACTTTTGTTGCCAACTCATTTGCATTGGAAACTAAACTTGGATTATAGTATACGTTACTCGTTGATTCTACATAAAGATATTTTAAATCTAAAATTTCTGGAATAATTCCTGCTACAGAATATTTTCTAAGATCTCTTTTTATATTTTCTTTAATTGAATTTGGTATAAAATCGCCATTTCGTGGTTTTATACTGATAAACACTTTTCCATATTGTGGAGGAATCAAATCTTCTCCACCATATACTGAAATTGACTCAGCCTCTGGATAAATTTTGTTTGGAATTAAAATTTCAAAATCATTTGCAGTTAATGCTCTATTTTGTGTTGCATAAATTTGAGGAGCATACTTTCTAACAGATTCAACACTTTCAATTTCTTCACCACCACTAGAAGGTAACTCTGCAGTAACCAAAGATATGCCACTTGTTACTGGAAAGGTCGTAGTACCCTTAGTATACTCAAATCTACCACTAAAAAGAAAATCAGATATACCATTTCCTGCAGGTCCAGAAGTTTTTATGTATGATGCTTCAATAATGTTACCATTTTGCAACTTTTGACCAAAAAGTCCATCTCCAAAGATTAATTCATATCTTTCATCTTCTACTTCTTGTATAAAATAAATTTTTGATTCCCCATTAACGGCAGAACTCGTTTTTTCATCAAACAAGTTATCTTGACGGGCATATTTTAAACTAATTGTCGAATTTTTTGTTGGTCTGACCTTTACAACTAGAGTATCTAAATCTATACCAGTATTTGTTAATAAAAATCTTGGATTTGAATCAGATGCATCAACTTCAAATTCTTGATTTATAACAGTTCCTTCATAAACTGGAATTTGATCAAAAAGAGCTATTTCATCAATAACAGATGCAGTTATATCTTCAGTAATACCGAAGACATATGATTGATTATTGAAGGTTCCGCCCGATGTTGCAATGGGTCCCTTCTTTAGTGTTACCGTAGTTGGTGTATTTTTAATACTTGAAAGATCTGCAAAGAAATTAATCGAAGTTCTTGATGATTTTTTAGATCTAGGTACATATCCAATGTTTCTTGCAAGAGATACAACATTTTCTCTCAATGTTGCACTATCAATGAATACCTCATTAGTTACCATATTGGCATTATATGAGGTAATGTATGT